ATTTTTCTTGCTGCATTTAATGCTAGGGGCTTTTGCCCTAGGATGGTTTTGGAACGACCGTCTGTCTATCGCTGACTATCGTGCGGAGACGATTCTGCCGTTGTACAGCGACGATTGATCCTGTCCGGTGTGGACGTTAGCTTAAAGTATATGGTCAGTCGGTAGAAAAGTTATCCGGTGCTAGTGCGCACTTTAAACAGCACGAACGGTGTTAGCGCACACCTTAAAAACAACGCACCCAAGCCTACGGGCGATATGGGCCCATGAGCCCATGCAAACGCGAGTCAATGGATATTCATCAGGCACGGATGGATTGAAGTTGGTTTGTGCATAGTTTTCAACGTTTCTGTAATAAAAACGTAGTGGTAAAGGGTATGACTTTATTAGCAGCGCCTTGCAAGTGCTGTGAAATGGCTCTATCAACCCGATACCCCTGTTTGATTGTTTCTGAGAAATGATTTTTCCATTACCAACGCCGATTTGCTGATTATGGTAACTCACAGAACTAAGTTTGGAGAAGATCCCGTCTATAAGTCGCACCCACACCTGGTGCGGGCTACGAAGGAAAATTACCTCCCAATGAAAGCTGAAGAGAGCCGTATGAAGAAATCACGCCAAGCTAAAGAGAGCAGTGCGTAAAAGCCTTGAACCGACCTATTGAGTCTAAGTCGGCATGTATAGATGGATGAGACCTGTTTTTGCTCCATGTACAAATCATCGTATTTGACCCAGGTGCCACCTACCGTTGTTTTTAAGCAACATCAAGCTACGGGCGACATGCCCGTGTATTCGCCAACTGGCGATGCTAATGAGGAGGGGAAATGTGTGGAGCAGAGGAAGTGGCGATATCACCACACCATGAGTGATCAGGAAGTCGATCTGCTGTTGTTGGAAATCCAATCAGGCGGCAGTAGTGATGACGCAACGCAACCTGAAAGCGCCGCCCATACGGAGTTCGCAAGGCTCCTTAAAATTGCGATTCCTCGACTCAACGCGTACATTGCGTCGCTTGGGTTAGAGGAAGGGTTTCTATCGAAGTGGTTGGAGAATTTCCACATTCTACGGATGGCATCGAAGCGCTGTGTTGTGCAAGAGGATTGGTTTCCTTTGCTCGCGCTCAGCTATCGAATCTGTAGTGGGAACATCTTTTCCGTAGACTTGGAGAAAAAGTTTGTCGAAATGCTTACCCCTGAGGTGCAAGCGACCGATTTCGAGTCTGTGGTCACCACGCTGCGGGGTGTTTTCGATTACACCACCTGTGTTACAGAATGCACACTCACGAAGAAACTTGTCAGTCTTTACTCGTTCATGTTGACACAAGGTGTCTTGACGAGGTTTGGAATTACTCTTTCTGATGAAGAGTATTCGAAAGTCGAGCAAAGGGCGCTACTCAGCGCTTTTTCGTCTCGACGCAGTTTTCTGCTGTGTGTCATCGACACCACGCTTTTCGTTTGTGAGCGTGTCATCGAGTGGCGGAAAACCGGAGATTTTGGCGATTTCCTCAAATCAGGAAAGTCCTTTGAGACTTGGTCAGCAGAAGCCGATCGTCTAATCGCCCTTGCTCCTTTCACGGGGAATTTGGAACCTCATGGTACCACTATTTTCTCTTTTGTGGCCGACTTGCGTAATGCAGTTGAGAAGGGTGAAGCACTATCGCGGTACGTGAGGAGTCGCAACGGCGACGACTCTCGTTTCATTGAAGGAAAGCTCGCGAAGCTTAAACTCATCCAGGGGACGGAGCTCACTCGCAAAAACTCACAGAAGGAGCGCAAAGCGCCTTTCGGCGTTCTTATCCACGGTGGGTCGAGCGTGGCGAAAACCTCATTTGCAAAGATGTTGTTTCATTACTATGGGGCTCTTCGCGGTCTAGAACACACGGACGACTTTCGCTACGTGCGCAGTCCGACGGACGAGTTTTGGACCAATTATGATTCCAGCAAGTGGTGCATTCAGTTTGACGACCTCGCCTTCTTGCATCCAAGCAAGGGCGAAATTGAGCCCGGAATGAGGGACTTGATTCACGTCGCTGGTAACACACCATTCAACCCGCCACAAGCGGCTCTCGAGGATAAAGGCAAAACACCTGTTCTTGCTGAGCTGCTCACCGCCACAACCAATTGTGTGGATCTTAATGCTTGGGAGTACTTTTGGTGCCCGCTGGCCGTTCGGCGACGACTGCCGTACGTGGTCACAGTTGAACCCAAGACACAGTACCTGCATCAGAATGGGCAGTTTATTGATCCTGCGAAGTTGAGTTGCGAGGAAGGTTCCTACCCGGACTTCTGGATCATACATGTGCAGAAAGTTGTACCGGTGGAACGCGACAACCGTCAAAACGCTGATCTTGAGACAATCAAAACGTTTACCAATGTGAACGAGTTTCTACAGCATTTCGGCAAGGCTGCACTAGTGCACAACGCCAATCAGGAAGCATCTCTCGTCAGCGACGTGGACATGTCCGGAATCGAAGTTTGCAAAGCTTGTTATGCCCCTCTGCCACATGATGTGTGCATGGAATTGCAGCACGCCGACTTGAAGGATGTCACTGTGGAATTCGCTCGTGATTACTGGTTGGGTATTGTTCTCTTCATATTGCCTTATTTACCCTTGTGGGCGTTTGTACATTATTTCTTTTCTTCTTTAATGCATTTTCTAGGTTTGTTTTGGGTAGGTTACATTGGTTTCATTTTCCAAGCTACATGTGCAATTTATTACGTTTTGGGCCCCCGAGTTAGATTTCTATTTAAGGGACTCGTTGAGCGCCTGTCCTCCCGAGCTACGTTCATTTCTTTTATTGCCCGTTGCTCCAAGTATCGCTGGGGGCGTCGAGCTGTGCTGTATCTGGCCAACGAATCGGAAGAGAAAACACACTGGCAATTGCTCAAGGCGCAGATCCCGACCAGCGTCGATCACAGATTGATTGGTGGAGTGGGGCTGCTAGCCATTGTGAGTGCGCTCTTGCATGGTTATGCAGTTTGGTTGAGGAAAAGCAAGCCCACAGAGGAATCCGCCGACGTTCAAGGAGCCGAGGCGGAACAGTTTCAAAAGGAAGCTTCGCGTAACGTGTGGTACAATCCGAGTATCGAGCTCACCAAGTTCGATATACCGCGTGCTGTTGCGAGCATGGTGGGGAAGAGCGCCAATGATTTGAGAGAGATAGTTGGGCGCAATTGTGTACTGCTGCACGTGCGCGGCCGTGGCGAAAACTACCGGCGTGTAATTCGCGGAGTGATGGTAGCCGGTCACAGGTGTCTCACTAATGCTCATGCGTTCAAAGAGGGATTCGAATGGTATACTGTCACGGTCATTCAGAGCAATGCTAACAATGCAGTCAATTCGAACATGCAATTCGACGTTCATGTCGACTGTATCGCTAAATCTGCCTCCTCCGATCTCTGCATCTTTGATGTGGAGTGCCTACCACCCTTTCGAGACGTTCTCAAGTGGTGGTCCGACGCAGACGTGGTACCGAGTAGTTGCGTGGAGTTTATGCGTAGTGAGGATGGATCATCAGTGATGTCCCGTCGTGTTCACAGTTTGACCCTGTACTCCAAAATGCCCATTTCACAGCTCGGTTTGGAGTGTGATATCTTGATGGGCACGGCGGACCAACCAACAGCGGTAGGAGACTGTGGAGCCCTGTGTGTCTTCGAATCGCCTAAGGGACCGTACATCTGCGGCATACACATCTTGGGGCGGGACACAATGGCTGGAATTTTGTTCGTGAAACGAAGGGAAGTGGACGCTCTTATGTTGCATCCTGCGCTGTCAAAGCGCCCGATCATCCAAGCTGGTTACCTTCCGGTTTTTGAGGCCTCCAATCGTAAGCATGTGCTTGGTTCACTCCATCACAAAAGTTTGGCTCGTTACCTTGACAAGGGTAGGGTCAATGTTTACGGATCATTTATGGGGTTTAGGCCGAAACCTAAGTCAAAGGTCTGCGCCACTCCAATCCAACAGGAAGTTCTCGAGTACTACGGAGAGGAGTTGAAGTATGGCCGTCCTGCTATGGGTGGCTATTTGCCGTGGCGGAATAACCTCATTGCGATGGTAGAACCCAAGTCCCTTTTCGATCGCCGAATTCTGCGAGAGTGCGCTACTCAGTTCATCGTTGACTGTATTGCGCAGTTGCCTGCGGACCACTTGAAGGAATTGGTTGTCCTGTCTGATCGCGCCGCAGTAAATGGGCTCCCTGGTGTAAAATACATCGATCGTCTGAATATCAATACATCCATGGGTTTTCCTTGGTGCACTTCCAAGAAGGGATTTTTGATTGAAGCAAAAGATGACGAGTATCCAGAGGGTGTCGACTTCACGCCCGAGATTTGGGCCATCGTGCGCAAGATCGAGGACCTGTACCGCAATGGCACGCGCGCGAACCCGATTTTCTTCGGTAGTCTGAAGGACGAAGCCAGGAAGTGGGAAAAAATTTCGGGCAATCTCACGAGAATGTTTATGGCTGGACCAGCGGCCTGGGGAGTGGTGGTGCGCAAGTACTTGCTGCCCTTTGTGCGGTTGGTGCAGCGCAATCGAAACGTATTTGGATGCGCTGTCGGCTTGCCTGCCCAGTCTGAAGAATGGGGTGACTTGAGAGCATACTTGACCCAGCATGGAGATGACCGAATGGTCGCTGGTGATTACAAGAATTTCGACAAGGAAATGCTTGCGGAGTTCATGCTTGAAGCTTTTAGAGTCATCATTGAAATTCACCGGCACTGTGGAGCGTCGGAAGAAGTGTTGACAACCATTGCTGCCATCGGTGAGGACATCTCATTCCCAATTTGCAACGTCAATGGGGATTTGTATGAGTTTTTTGGTAGTAATCCCTCTGGCCAGCCTCTCACAGTCATCTTGAACTCATTCGTGAACGTGCTGTATTTGCGCTATACGTATCGAGTCCTCAACCCTGAACAGGAGTCCGTATCATTCGTTAAGAATGTGGCCGCAACCACGTACGGAGATGACAATGCGTTTGGTGTGAGCAAGAGCTGCCCCTGGTACAACCATACATCGATTCAGGCAGCACTCAAGGAAATTGGATTGACATACACAATGGCTGACAAGAGCAGTGAAAGTGTACCATATATCCACATTGACGAAGTCACTTTTTTGAAACGTTCGTGGCGATGGGACGAACACGTTGAGGCCTACTTGTGCCCACTTGAAGAAGAATCCATCATCAAATCTTTAACGGTTTGGACCCCCTCGGAAACGCTGGACCAGTACAAGCACCTGTTGCAGGTTGTGACTGCGGCTAGCAATGAGTATTTCTTCTATGGACGGGAAGTGTACGAAAAGAGGAGGGAGTTTTTTAGTGAGTTGCTCAAGAGAGAGCCTTACTGTTTTTACGCAAAAACAACGCCCCTGCCAACATATGACCACTTGGCAGCTCGATTTAAAGGTTTTGAAACCACCGTCGGTGCGGTCGCCGACTCGGGAGAGCGTGTAGAGCTGCTCGCACTCCTTAAAAATCCTTGGCTATTCAACAATGATTCAGAGGAAACCACCCGTGGAAGTGGTAATGTTGAGGCGATCACTACAAGTATTGCCCCATCTGTGCAGTGTAAGGTTACTGCGCACGATGTGATTGAAACCTACCAAATTCAGTCCGACGACGTGCAAGACACGCAAGTTGGCTACGGAGGAGAAACAGTTGAGGTCGTCACATTTATCGACAACTCATCCGGCCAAATCGAAGACATCCCACGTGAGCACAGTGAGTTGGCTTCCAGTGGAGCCACTCAGCACACTAGTCTCGGAGACTTCCTACGTCGTCCCACGAAGATTGACACGCGAACATGGACCACAGCAACTAGTACTGGTGTATTGGGAACTGTTTTGCAGCCATGGTTTGACTTCTTGAACAACCCCGTCATAAGGGACAAGTTGAACAATTTCGCGTTCATCCGCGGCACCCTGTGCTTGAAGGTGATTGTAAATGCAACACCGTTCCATTACGGGCTGATGCGCGTCGCCTACGAACCAAACGTGAATGCTGCTGGTACGGGTGATCGCGTGAGCAAGATTCGGACCAACCCAACGTCGGCCCTACCATTGATCACGCCGTACAGCCAGTTGCCCGGAGTGTGGGTGGTGCCTGCAGATGACTCTGGTGGCGAACTGCGGATCCCTTTCTTCCGGCACACAAACTGGTTGCCGTTGAAGAATGCGTCAAGTTTGCAGACGATGGGTACGTTGACGTATTACACGGCCTTCCCTCTGTCGGTCGCTACTACGTCCGGATCTACGTCCATCACAGTTACCACGTTTGCGTGGTTGGAAGATGTTGAGCTAAGTGGTTCTACAGCGGAACTCACACTTCAAGCTCGCGATGAGTATTCCGGCCCTGTATCAGCGCCCGCAAGAGCAGTGGCAACCGCGGCTAACGCGCTGTCCTCGCTCCCCGTCATTGGTA